TTATCAGGTCAGAAAATCATGCTGTTAGGTTCTTATCATCAGTATCCACGGTCCAGTAAGAATACTGGAACTCAACTGTGAACTCTTCGATTTGATCGTTGCTGTCATAAGCAAGATCAATCTGGGAGATGCTAGTTGGGAATGCGTGACGCAAAGTATACTGGCGAAGAACAGTATTACCCTTACCAGTATCTGCAGCTTCTTTGGCATCCTTACGGAGTTGCTTGACGATGATTGGTTGCATGTAACCATCAGCCTCACTTGGTTGGAAGAGAGGTGCAGTGTTAGACTCGTGAGAGTTCATCGAAGCCAACCAAGACTCAAACTTACTACGAATCTTGAACTCCTTATCATTGAAGAAGGTTGCAGACCAGGTGTCGAATGTACGATCACCAACGATCTTGACAGTTCTTCCTCTGAAAGGAACCTCAATCACTCCCAAGTTGGATGCTGGGAGTGCTGTGGATTTGCAAAGTAAATTTACGTCATCATCTTCCTGTCCGCCTGGGAAAGGAATCTGAACGTAGAACATATTGGGCTTGACGCCCTCACCAATACGTTGAATAAAAGAATTAATACCAGCCATTGTTTTTGCCTCTATGGATATTTGATCAGGAACCGATTACTTCAGCGAACGAGACGCCAGTCTTCGTTGCGGTGAATGTAACTGTGATGTAGTTAATAGAGCGAGTTGGTTTCAGGAATAGTTCTGCAACAAACTCGTTACGATCAATTACGTCGGGGGTGTTATTGGACTCATCACATACCACGAGGAAATCAGTTACGCCACGACGTGCCTGAACTTCTGCCATGTAGCTGCTTGCAGCTGATAGGAATGAAGAACGAGTTGTCGCATCGTTTTGCTCAAATAGAACTGTCTTGGCAAGATCTCCAACTCTCTTCTCAACATTGAGGAAGAGACGACGAACGTTAATACGATCGAAGGAAGAAGGAGACGCAAGTGCAGTCTTGTCGCCAAACAGAGTGACGCCACTACCAGGGAATACAACAACAGGGTTGATTCTGGACTGATAGAGTTCGTCTCTGTCTGCCTTGCTTGGGTTGTATGCTAGTTTGATAGCGTTACGGAGGGAACCTCTGTTGACACCAGCAGGGGAATACCAGTCATCGAGGAGGCTACTAGTAGCAACACACAGACCAGCGATATCGCCATTGCAAGGAATGTAGCGATACTTGTCATTGAAGCGGTCGTAGAAATACTTGTAACCGCTATCAAATACAGCGTATGACGTAGAAGTCATGCCGTTAAAGAAGTTGAGAGTGTTCTCTCTTTGCTGGATCGCAGTTAGTGCGCCAGCAGTTCCAACTTGGTTGCCTTTGTGTGGAGAAACGAATGCGATGCAATCCTTTCTTGCTGCTGCGATACTGATAACCTTATTTGCTTTTGCTTTGGTGTCAGTTTCGGTAGCGAGCGAACCACCCATTAGAACAAAGTTCAGGGTAGGAACTAGTTCTGTATCAGAGAACTCATCAAATGCTGCTTCAATTTCAGCAGGGGTGTATACGTAGTCGTCAGCACCACCAGTTAGGGTCCATGCTTTTGCACCAACTAGGAGCAACTTGCCAGCAGAAGATGCAGCAGGTTGATCTAGTGAAGTACCACCACCAGCAGATGCAGGTTGTGTTCCAGCAGGAATTACTGTGCCGTTAAAGAAGAAGCTTGATTGCTGTTCGATTACATCTCTGTAGAAGTTAGCAGCGCCTTCAGTGTTTCTACCGTCAGACAGTTTGGAAACAAACAGAACTCTTTCTAGTATAGTATTTGCTGCGCCAGAAATTGCTCCATCAGCATCAATAACTGCGAAGTGCATTTCGTCAAAAGAAACACCTCTTTCTGCAGCATATGCAGAAGTACCAGGGCGAGGACCGATAGCACCAAGTGTTAGACTTGTGCCAGGGATTAGAGTGTTGGTGTACCAATCTTTGACTGCAGTGATTGTGATTGCAGTATCAGTTACGGTTGCAATATCGACGGTTGCGTCTGCACCACCGCCAGCAATTGTGATTGTATCGCCACTAACGTATCCAGATCCACCTGCTGCTACGGCAACGCTAGTAACGCCACCGCGTACAGTAGCGATAGAACCGCCACCGTCGTTACCACCACCAGCAACGGTGATCGTGTCTCCTACTGCATAACCAGTACCTGCGGCATTGATTGCGAGAGAAACGATAGAACCGCCAGCAGCTGTGATATCAACAGTGAGTCCACTACCAGTACCATTAGTTGTGGTTGCTTGAGCAGTTGCTGTAACGTAGGAAGAACCACCAGCACCACCATTTAGTGTTAGAGGAAGACCTGCAGAAACTGTGAGGTCTAGGGTAAGTCCAGTACCAGATCCACCAGATGTTGTAACAGCAGATGCGGTCTCATAAAGAGTACCACCAGCGGTGACTGCGGTAAGACCTGAAACAACACCAGTATCAGGTGTGTCGATGCTATCAGCAGTTGTTAGTCTAGTATTAGGATCATCCAGAATTAGTGAAGCTGTAAGTGTTCCAGCGTCCCATCCGTATACGACTGCTTTCTTACCACCAGTGAACGTGACTGTATCACCAACAGAGAGTCCTGCAGGTGCTGCGGTCAATGTTGCTAGCTGATCAGCACCACGGTCAACAGTAACAATCTTAAGTGAGTTGCCATGTGTACCAGGTGTTCTTGCAACTAGCATGTTGCCTGCACCGTTACCTGCTGCCCAGTCATCGTCATTCTTGACTACAACTGTGCCACCAGCTACGGATGCAGTATTTACGCCAGTAGCAGCACGAACGACTGCTAGGCGACCGCCGTATCCTAGGAATTCCGATGCTACGAAAAAGTCCTCGGCGTTTGAGTCGGTGGGAGCACCGAAAACTGAAATTAATTCTTTCTGTGATGAAATATTCACTACCTTTCCGATCGGACCTTTACGGAAAGTTGATGCGTGAGCAGCGGTAATCTCCGATGCACCTACGACAACAGCATTAGATAGGTCACGCTCTCTTAATCTAATTCCAGGCGAGACTTGACTTGCCATGTATTTTCTCCTTGAGTAAACCAAATTTGATCTATAGGTATTTAGATTTTTGGAACTTTCAAGTGGGGAAACAATGCACGAACTCTTTACCAGTCTGGATAGATATCTTCCTTATATTTTCTTCTTTTATTCGTTACTCTTTGTTTGGTACATTCTTTACATTCGTAGGACCAGGCAGATAACGATGTTCTATCTGGTCTAGATCTGTAGAAGTCTGTAGTTAGATCTTTAGTTTTTCCACAAGCTCTACACTTTCTTTGTTTGAAAAGAATAGTATCCAGATCAAACATATCTTCTACGTCCATTAGATACTCCACATATATGATACATCTTCCTGTGTATCACCATACTCCCAATGAGATCCATCTTCTACAAATCCTTCATCACCTTCTAGACCTGTAGTAATAAATCCGAATGGTGCCATGTCTTGTTCGATCTGATTCTTTTGTTCGTCATAGATACGTTTACGAACATCATTATCAGTAAGCTCTTTAAAATAATCTTGTTGCACTAACCAAGCAAAGATTACCATACACATTACCAAGTCATCATGGAATCCTTCATCAGCCTCAAAGGATTGCTTCTTCTGAATGAACGTGGTAAGTTCTGATATAATTTCGTAGTCATTAAAGATAAGTTTATCATCTTCAATAATTTGTTTGAGGTTGGCACAACCAACTTTCTTCACGGTGACACTCATCTTGACACCAAGTTGTGTTTTAGAACCAGAGAATCCATGCCCTACAATCTGCCCTGCACGCCCTCTCATGGCGCACATAAGCACGTTAGGATACTCAAGGTCGTAATTTAGAATCGACGCCACAGAGTCCCCTACGTCGTTCACCTCACACATAACCCATGCATTATTATATCCTCTAGCAACATCATTAATGACATTGGGAAACAACATAGGTTTGATTTCATTGTTCCTATACTTTGCTACTATCCTATATGGAACTGTAGTAATATCGTAAACAATGAAAGCAGAGTAATCTCCCCCAATACCGCGAGAAACATCAACCGTAATAATATATTCCCCGTTGGCTGTTGGTTTTTCATAGATGTCTAGTCCCTTGTTTGTAGAGATGGGATCAATAAAAGTCAGTGCTCGCAGTTTAGCAGCAGAGATTAGTGTGTCAACAGATCCAAGAAACTCACACTCAAACTCCTGTGTGAACTGTCTCTCGGACGTGTTCTTAATTGTTTCTGCTTTCCAGTTCTCATCACGTCCAGGCACCTGCGACCAGTGTACCTCATGCCAGGTATATCCATTCCTATCATTCTGTGCATCAGTCCACAACTTATAGAAGTGGTTCATACCCTGTGGGGTAGAGATGATTATGACCTTCGTTGATTTACCAGAAGTAATAGTAGGATAAACAGAGGCAAAGAAGGACTCTGCAATATGGTTTGGTACGAACGCAAACTCATCGAGGAAGATGATGTTAAACGACATACCTCGGACAGCACTTGCAGATGTAGAAGCTGCCAATATCTTACTGCCATTCTCCAACTCCATAGAACCTTTGTTCCATGATACCACACCCTGTTGAATCCATTTTGGTAGATTCTCATATGCTGTTTGTAATCTACCAAGTAGATCTCTTGCCGTACTTGCTTTGTTAGCAAGGATACCAATGTTTACGCTATCATTAAACAACGCATAATGCAACAAATACGAAACCACCGTCGTAGACTTTCCAGTCTGACGAGGTAGCTTCGCAATGTTAAATCTGCTTTTGTGAAATTTTTTAATTAACTCCTCTTGGAAGTCCCACATTTTAAATGGCACCAGACCTTCATCAAGAGAAACAATTTTTACATAGTTTTTTGTAAAGTATATTGGATCTTTCTGACACTTTACATACTCTGCAATTTGTTCTTTGGTAAAGTCTTGCTTGACGTTTGCTTTTTTTAGTAGCGGATTACCAAGATAAATCTGATCGGTTGCCATAAGAAAACTAGTTCACCACTAGTATTTAGAGATCTCCAAATTGGTCACGCATATCTTCCATTGTTTTTTTCTTTGCGGCATAAGTACCATCAATAAATCCAGAACGATATTCCCAAGTCTGACCACCATCCTTTCCTTTTGATGGGTTGATACATTGCTCGTCACCGAGTTTATTGCAAACCACACCAGCAAGGTCTAGTTCACTTCTATCATAGGATGCGGCTGTACCACTAAACATGTGTTTGTTGTTAATCCAAATAGCACCACATTTAGGACATTCTTTTCTCTCAAGTTTGAGATCCGACAGTTCCTTATCGATGGTCATTTTTTAATTCCTTTATAAGTTTGTTGTAATCAGGTAGATCCTTTATAAGTTGTTGTTCTAATTTACGTTTCATCATAAACGTTCTAAATTTAATCCATTGATATCTAATTACGAGATCAATGTACGCGAATAGACGCACCGTTTCTTCCATACCTGCATACGCTACAAGTAGAATAAAACAAGTGATTAATACATAGAGTCCGAGCATTGTGTTACACTACGCTACAAAGTATTATAGGACTATGTAGGGGAAAATCGTGTAAAGAATACTAACAATTTGTGTATTGTCTACATTTCCGTAAAATTGTACTCAAACATCATGGCAGCCATTCTCTTTTTCATTATATCCAGAAGAATTTGTTCTTCGGGAGGACGTGCAGGGGAACCTGGCCACATCTTAATTGAATAATCATAGTGATCATACAGACATCGGACTTCATCTATTCCTAATGTCATAGTACAATACCATTCATTTTCTTTAGATGAGGGTTCCATGTGCTCTCCTGATTTCTCGTAGTGCTTCAAGATTCATATCCTTGGTGCCACCATCATATGCGTGAGCATATCCTTCGGTAATCATTTGCTCGTTAAGGGACACACTGTCGTCCCCAATGTAAAGCCAACCCAGAAGACGCCCGTATTTCCCAGTGCCACCAACAAGTTCAGTCCTAACAGACAACTCATCATCACCAGCCAACGTGCCTTCGAGTTTTTCTTTGAGCCAGTTGGTTGCGTCGATTCCAAGTGCTTTCTCCTCTAAATTTCTCGTCCTTTTCTCCGGCGTATCAATGCCTGCAACTCTAACTCTTTCTTTCTTGTATAAATCAAACCCGAGGTCAATAGTGACATCGATAGTATCGCCGTCAACAACACGATTAACCTTTATCACTCGGAAGTTGTAGCAGCTCTTCCTGCTGGGGGGTGTCATTGCTCCCATCTTTTAACTCTGCAAATGCTATTCTTAATATGTATACGATCACATACAATGCCCCTATGACTGCAAGTATCACACAAATAATTACAGACCATACAGGATCACCTGGATTATCTAGAGGGCGTAATAATAAATTCATTTCTTAACAGGCCAAGTAAGTTCCATTCCTATCGTGAGTAGCAAAACAAATCCAAATACAAATATTCCACTCATCATAATCTATTACCACTATCCGCTGAAGGGATTA